ATGCCTACTATATTTGACACCCTGCATGAAGAACTTTTCAACTCAAAATGCACTAAAGAGGGGGAGGCTTTTGAGCGAATTGCCACATTAGCAATGAGCATTGCGTGTCCTGATGCAGACTTCTCCCATGACTCAAAGGTTCGAGGCGAATTTAGCAAATCTTTGTACCAAATCGATGTCCATCAAAAAAAGAATGGAGCACTGACATTTGGCGAAGCAAAAGATTACACAGGCAGAGGTAAGGAAGGGGCAAAAGTTGGACGCCCCGACCTTCAAAAACTGGGAGGTGCGTTGCCTGATGTGGAAGCAGAGCGAGGAGTTTTCTATTCGGCAACAGGTTACACGCGAGAAGCTATGAAATATGCATCTGCAGCCACCAACATCGTTGGAGTTCCTATAGATTTAATGCATATTCGGCCATCGATTGAATCAGATATGGACGGCAGAATCCAAAAAATAGTGTTAACAATCACATCACAAACACCTGTTTTTTCTAAAGCCACTTGGACGCCCATTGTCACCCCTGCGGGAGACCGTGTCCTTAAAGCGCTACTTAAAGAAGAACAAGAGCACATCGCAATTAATTTGCGGGTTGATTTTTTTTATGATAGCAAAGGGTCAATTAAAGCCTCTATTGAAGATCTATCCCGATTAATATGTGTGAATAACGACTTCGGTTCAGATCTTGCTCATGCATCCTTTCACCTCCCAAATCACTACATCAAAGTCGGTGAAATTTTTGCTGAGATTTCTGGACTTGAATATTCTGTTCCATTTTCCATAAAAACAGAAAAATTAGAAATAATTACAAACGACGAACCAAAAATCTTACTAAGGGCGGAAGATGGCAGCATCAACAAAATAATAACGGACAAGCAACTAAAAGAAATGAAGTTTGATGACTCAGGAATGGTAATTCGTCCCAATCCCTCCATCTTAAAGAAAACATGACGCCACATAAATTATTGCCGATACAATAACATTAGCCGATTGAATATCCGATAGTCTGACCGTTGCACAATTAGTATTGGTGCCGGAGACGTCCACTGCTGGCTCCATATTAATTTGGCACTTAACGCAACCTTTTATATTTCGCGAGTAGCTCAGATCGATTCGGCCTATTTGAATGTCATGTCATGAGCACGGGGTTGAACTATGGTGTAGATGACACACAAGTTATCATCCCACTAAATGGCACCGAATCTACATAAGCCAAAGAGCTGCAATGCAGAACGCTAAAGCACAGAAACCGCACTTCCCGCGCGATCCATTATCTGAGCAAAAAAACCGCTCAAAGTGCGTCAAAATGCGTCAAATCGCGCGCCCCCTCTTTGCCCAGCAGCACCAGTCCTCATGCGCCTTCGGCCATGACGCAAATTTGAGTCAAAAGAGCCCTATATAGCGGGCAGGTGTGGAGGGGGGACAACTGCGCGCGCCGGGCCGAAACGGGCCTTTTTCTTACTCCAAGAGCAACATCAATCGTCGGGACGTGAAAAAGCCGCCTCGTGGGCGGCTTGTGCGGTGGCTGGGGCGCTCTGGCGCGGCTGGGCTGTCGCGGCCCCGCCCTACCGGCTATCGCGGCGTGGCGGTCATCCTGTGCGGCCGGCGCGGGCCTTGGCCGCCTGTTCCTTCTCGTAGTCGTCGCGGCAGTCCACGCCGCAGAACAGCAGCGCGGGCGCCAGCGCCTCGTCACAGTAGTGGCAGCAGCCATGCGCCACCAGGGCGGGACGGCCGCGCACGGCGGCCAGGCCTCGCGCCACTTCGGCGAAGATGATCTTGTCGGTATTGTCTACGTGGTCGCTCATTGCGCGCCCTCCTTGCCCAGGCCCAGGTCGTACGGGGCAAACTTCACCACTTCCACGCCGGCCCACTCGTTGATTGCCATGAACTGTGCCTGCAGCGGCACCAGCTCGTTGCGCGCGAAGACCCGCGCGGCCGGTTCCACGGCGCCAAAGCCACCGGCATTGTTGGGCAGGATGCCCATGAGCTGGGGCGGCACGCGGTGCGCGGCCAGCTGGTCGTCGCGCGTGACGCTCTTGATGTTGAAAAACTCGTCCTTGGCGGCCACGTCCGACACCGGCAGAATCTGGATGCCGTCCTTCTTGCCGTTCGGCGCGTACATGAACAGGTTGCGGAAGTTGCCCGGCCCCTTGCTGTCGCGCATGGCCTGGCGCAGGTTGTCCACGTCCTGGGTGTTGGCGGCGGCGTCCGTCATGTAGAACACGAAACCCGCGTGCGAGCCGTTCTTGTAGTACTTGCGGCGGAACAAAGTCGCCGCCTCGTTGAGCCAGGCCGACTGCAGCGCGCTCAGGTACTGGGGCACGCCGTACAGCTCCTGGTTCACGTCCGGTTCCATCAGGTGGAACACCCTGCCTTTGTCGAACTGGTGCACGGCCTGGTAACCGTTCACGAAAAAATAGGTATCCAGATCGACGCCGCGCCGCATGTACTTGGCCAGCGCATGCTGATAGCTTAGCGCCTTGCCGCTGCGGCTGGGCCGGTCTTCCAGGTAGGCATTGCCGAACGTCAGGAAGTCCAAGGCCATGCGTTTAAAAGCGTCGCGCGACAGGTACTTGCTGGGGATCAGGGTGGACGCCAGCACGTTAGCCTTGAAGTGGATCGCGCTGCTGTGGTGCACGCCGGCGTTGAATGACTTGGCCAGGCCAGCCAGGTTGACGGGCGGCTCATACCAGTGGCCGTTCTTCCAGCATTCGAAGCAGTCGAGGATGTCGGCGTGCTCGAGCACGGGCGTGGGGTCACCGAAGGAAAACGCCTCGATGCCGGCGGCGGCCGGCGCCGTGGCCATGGCCGCTGTTGATGGTGCGCCCAGGGCCTGCCGGCCGCGCGCGCGCAAGTGTCGTGCTTTGCTCAAGAATAAATCTCCATGAAAGAGTGGTGGTTGTCGGTGGTGCCTTCGAATGGCTCGTGATCGAGGGCGTGCATGCAGGCCCACGCCAGATCGGCGTGGCCGGTTTCGTCGCTGCGGCCGGCGACATAGGTCACGTGCCGCCCGCTTGGGGTGAGGGTCTTGTGGATGGCCATGAACGATTGCGCGATGTCCGTCCAGCCGGCGTCGAACTCCAGCCGCCCCTTGCTGATGATGTTTTTGGCTTTTAGCACCATGCGGGTTTTGACTTCGGGCGAGTAATTCAGGGCCGTGACTGCCGGGAAGAAGCCGCGCACGATAGGCAGCACGCCGATGCCCATGCCCGTGGTATCGATGCCGATGTATTCGACGTTGTAGCGCTGGGTCATCTGGCGGATGGCGTCGGCGTGGTCTTCGAAGCTCTGCCCGCGCCATTGGTGGCGCTCCAGGATGCGGAACTTGCCGCCGGCCGTCATGGGCGGCGCCAGCACCACGCAGCCGGCGCTGTCGCCGTTCAAGGCCGGGTCGTAGCCGATCCACACGGGCCGGTTGCCGAACGGGCGCAGGCCCAGCAACGGCTTGTAGTCGTCCCACTCCACCCAGGAATCGACCATGCAGCGCTGCAGCTCGGCCAGCGGGAAGACCGAGGCCGAGTCGTCAATAAAATTGCACATCAGCAGGTTGTCGAACTGGTCGGGGCTGTATTCGAAGTTGCGCAGCTCGTCGATGTCGAACAGGTTGCAGCCGCCGCGCTCGGCGTCGAGGATGGTGACGATCTGGCGCCAGATTTTGTCCTCGCCGGTAAAGCCCGACGAGAGGCGGCCGTGGCTCACATCGATGTTGACCTGGTCCACCTTGGCGCGGCGCTTGTTAAACAGCTCGCCCGTCCAGAACGGGTACGCCTGGTGCGTGGTCGAGGATGGCGTGGAGAAATACGTCTTGCGCCACTTCTTGTGAATGGCCATGCCCGAGGCCACCTTGTTCAACTCCTGGAAATTCTGTGTCCAGAAAAATTCATCGAAGTAGAAATTGCCGTGGTAGCCCTGGGCCGTGCGCGCGTTCGTGCCCAGGAAGTACAGGTGCGCGCCGTTCGGCAGCACGATGGGGTCGCCCGTCAGCTCGATGCCGGCCGCCTCGCGTGCAAATTGCACGATGTATTGCTTGAAGACGTGCGCCTGGCTTTTTGAGGCGGACAGGAAGATCTGGTTGCGGCCCGTCGCCATGGCGTCGGCCAGCGCCTCACGCGCGAAGTACCAGGTGGCGCCGATCTGGCGCGACTTGAGGATGGCGCGCGTGCGCTGGTCGCCGTTGCGGAACCAGACCTTTTGATAGTCGAAGAGCGAATCCTGGAAGGCGTCGAGTAGCTGGATTTTCTGCTCTTCGCTGAAGTCGTTGCGCGTCGGCTTTTTCTTCGGGCCGGCATTGCGGTTCGCCAGCGTGGGGTTGAGATCAACCTCATTGCCGCCCGGCTGCTCATAGCGCCGCACGCGCGCCATCTGCACGATGGTGCGCGCGAGTAAATCGATTTCCTTGTAATCGCTGCCGCTCTTGACCTCTTTTTCGATCAGCTTCACCAAGCGCAGCTCGGCCGACGCCTCGACGTGCTCGATGGCCTGCGCCTTGTCCCATTCGTCGCGCTCTTTCCAGCTATTGATGGTGCTGCGCTTGATCCCCAAGTGGCGGGCGATGGACGAAATGCGCCAGCCCTTCCAGTACAGGGCGCGCGCGGCACGGCGCGGCTCGGATTCGGGCACGGCCAGTTCGGCGATTATTTCTTCGGGTTTTTGTTCAATGACTAGCATGCCGCCAGCGTAGGCCGCGCGCGCGCGGAACGGGGAAAGGCAAAAGTCGCTATGGCCCATAGCAACCCGCCCCGCATTGAATCGCAGCGCCAAGACGTTGACCATGGCGTTATCCGATCAACCGAGAACGCCCACCATGTCCAAATCGAAATTCTTCCGCGTCGCCACCGAAGGCGCCACCACGGACGGCCGCAACATCGACCGCGCCACCATCGAGCAGATCGCCGCCACCTACAACCCGAAGACCTACGGCGCGCGCATCTGGCTCGAGCACATTCGCGGCATCCTGCCCGACAGCCAGTTCAAGGCTTACGGCGACGTGATCGCCGTCAAGGCCGAGGAAGTGGACACCGACAGCGGCAAGAAACTGGCCCTGTTCGCGCAGATCGAACCCACGCCGGAACTGGTGGCCATCAACAAGGCAAAACAAAAGCTGTACACCAGCCTGGAAATTCAGCCCGACTTTGCCGACTCGTCGCAGCCCTACCTGGTCGGCCTGGGCGTCACCGACAGCCCTGCCAGCCTGGGCACCGAAGCGCTGAAATTCTCCGCTGGCCGCAAGCAGCAAAGTGCCAACCTGTTTACCTCGGCCGTCGAGGTGACGCTGGAATTTGACGAGCCGCAAGGCACCAAGCTGGCCGACGCCGTCAAGAACCTGCTGTCGCGCTTCTCAAACAAATCCGGCAGCGACGCCGCGCAGTTCGCCGACATCAGCGAAGCCGTCGAGGCGCTGGCTGGCCACGTCGTCACCGTCAACGACAACTACGCCGACACCCTCAAGCGGCTCGATGCCGCGGAAAAGGCGCAGAAAACGACGCAGGAAGAGCTGGCCACCTTCAAGGCGCAAATGGACGAAGCGCCCGGCAACGGCCCGCGCCGCCCTGCCGCCACCGGCAACGATGGCGCCGTGCAGACCGAGTTTTAAGCGCCCACGCCATTCCACAACACCCCATTCAACAACGGAGCACTGATTCATGAAAAAGCAAACGCGCCAGGTATTTTCCCAATATGAAACCCGCCTGGGCCAACTGAACGACACGGACAACGTGGCCAAGACCTTCAGCGTCACGCCCAGCGTGCAGCAGAAGCTGGAAAACAAGATGCAGGAATCGAGCGAGTTCCTGTCGAAAGTGAACATCATCGGCGTGGGCGAGCAGGAAGGCGAAAAGCTGGGCCTGGGCGTCTCCGGCCCGATTGCCAGCCGCACCAACACCAAGGACAAGGAACGCGAAACGCGCGACCTGTCCACCATGGACAGCACGAAGTACCGCTGCGAACAAACCAACTTCGACACGCATTTGAGCTATGCCAAGCTGGACGCCTGGGCCAAGTTTCAGGACTTTCAATCGCGCGTCGCCAATGCCATCCTGACGCGCCAGGCGCTGGACCGCATCGTCATCGGTTTCAATGGCGTGAAAGTCATGGCCACCACCGACCTGGCCGCCAATCCGCTGCTGCAAGACGTCAATAAAGGCTGGCTGCAGCACCTGCGCGAACAGGCGCCCGAGCGCGTGCTGGGCCTGGTGGCCGCTGGCATGCCGGGCAAGGTCATCATCGGCGACGTGGACGGCGCAGACTATGCCAACCTGGACGCGGCCGTGACGGACGCCGTCAACCTGCTGGACCCGTGGTATCAGGAAGACACCAACCTGGTGGCCATCGTCGGGCGCAAGCTGTTGAATGACAAGTATTTCCCATTGGTCAACACCAAGCAGGCGCCCACGGAAACCTTGGCGGCCGACATCATCATCAGCCAGAAACGCATTGGCGGCTTGCCGGCCGCGCGCGTGCCCTACTTCCCAGACAACGCGATCCTCATCACGCGCTTCGACAATCTGTCGATCTACTTCCAGGACGGCGCGCGCCGCCGCCGCGTGTTCGACGAACCCAAGCGCGACCGCATCGAGAACTACGAGTCATCGAATGACGCCTACGTGATCGAAGACCTGGGCCTGGCCGCGCTGGTGGAAAACATCGAGCTGAAAGACAAGTGATGAGTAATCAATCACCTGCCCTGCGCCACCGCGCGCGCATGCTGGCCGAGCGCACGGCCGGCGCCGCCGCGCCGCAGGGTGTGACCACCGGCACAGCCTACGAAATGATGCTCTACAAGCTGGCCGACGACAGGCGCCGCCTGAAAGCCATCCAGTCGGTGGAACGCAAGATCGAGGTCAAGGCCACCTTGTTGCCGGATTACGCGCAATGGATTGACGGCGTGCTGGCCGGAGGCAAGGGCGCCCAGGATGACGTGTTCGCCACCTTGCTGGTATGGCACATCGACACGGGCGAGTACGCGCGCGCCCTGGTCATGGCCGAATACGCGCTGGCGCACAAGTTCACCTTGCCCGATACCTATAGCCGCGACATCGCCACCCTGATGCTGGACGAATTTGCCGAGGGCTTCCTGCACGGCAAGCTGGCCAGCGATCCGCAGCACGCGGCCCAGGTGCTGGGCACCGTCGAACAGTTGACGGCCGCCAGCGACGCGCCGGACCAGGCGCGCGCCAAGCTGCACAAGGCCATCGGCCTGGCCATGATCACCGTGCTGGACCAGGCCGACGACACGGACATCGCCCCGGCGCTGGTGGCGCAGGCGGAAACGGCCATGGGCCAGCTGAAACGTGCCCGCGCCCTGTCCGAGTCGTGCGGCGTCAAGAAAGATATGGAAAAGCTGGAACGGCGCATTAAGCGCGCGGCCGGTTCCACGTAAAGCGCATCCCCCGCAGCACGGCGGCACGGGGGAATTCTGGCTAATCCATCAGCCTGATGAACCCCGTCCACCGCCCCATTTTTGAAAGCGCCCGTATGTCCTTCATGGCCCTGCCCCCGTCAACCCAGCCTGGCACCGCCCCGGCGCCGCCGGCGCCTGCCGCCGGCATCATCGAGAACGACGGCTGGTTTCCCGACATCCTGCTTACCGATATGCGCGACGCCATGCGCCTCGATGGCACCGTCACCGACGCGCGCCTGGTGCAAGCCGTGGTCGATGCCATTTTGCACGTCAACCGCGAGCTGGCCGACTGGCAGGGCAAGCAGGCCGCAGCCGGTATTGCCGCCCTGGTCGACGTGCCGGCCACGCGCATCAACCGCGAATCCCGCCTGGTGGCGCAGTACCGGCGCGCCGTCTACAGCACGGCCAAAGCCGATCTGATCGAACGTTACCGCGACTACGACAGCACGGCCACCTCCGTCAGCGACAAGAAAAGCATGGAATGGCTGGACGAGGCGCCCGGCGCGCAGCGTCGCAACGCGCAATGGGCCATCGCCGATATGGTCGGCCGCACGCACCTCACCGTGGAATTGATCTGATGCAGGTGCGCACGCGGCAGCACGACACGGTAGACGCCCTGGTGTGGCGCTACCTGGGCGACGGCGCGGGATACGTCGAGCACACCCTGGAAATGAATCCCGCGCTGGCGCGCCACGGCGCCGTGCTGCCGGCGGGCCTGGTCGTCACCCTGCCCGAGCCGACGCCCAGCACGGGCCAGCTTGCTGACATCGTGCAGCTATGGGACTGATCCTGGCATTCACCCTTTTATCCATCATGAAAAATCTATCTAACTTTACCCCGGAGAATCAAGCAATGTCCGCAGAATCGTTTGGTGGTTTCGCCACCCTGGTCAAACTGTACGGCTTCAAGGCCGCGCTGGGCATGGTCGGCGCCGCCATGCTGTACATCGTGCTGCCGCCGTTGAACAGCGACGGCACCTTCAACAAGGGCGAATTCGTCGCCCGCCTGGCCTGCGCGGGCGTATTCTCGTGCCTGCTGGGCGGCACCGTGTACCAGCTCCTGTGCGCCCAGCTCCCCGCCATCGGCGCCATGGTCAACGCGTCCGCCATCGATCTGATCGTCGGCGCCCCCGGCTGGTGGGTATCGCGCGCCGTGGCCCTGTGGTTCCAGCGCCGCAGCGACAAGGACATCGCCGAGCTGGTCAAAGACGCGAAGGAGCATTGATGGTCACCATGGAAAACCCACTCATCGCGCGCATCATCGACGCCATCTTGCGCGCCGAAGGCGGTTATGTGAACGACACGCAAGACAAAGGCGGCGAAACCAATTACGGCATCACCGTGGCCGTGGCGCGCGCCAACGGCTACACGGGGCCGATGCGCGACCTGCCCGTGGCGGTGGCGCGCGCCATCTACACGGCGCGCTACATCACGGAACCCAAGTTCGACCAGGTGCTGGCTCTGCATGCCGGCATCGGCGCCGAACTGATCGACACGGGCGTGAACATGGGGCCGCACCGCGCGGCCGAGTTCCTGCAGCGCTGGCTGAACGGTTTCAATGACACGGGCGCACGCTATCCCATCCTGGTTGTCGATGGCCACCTGGGCGAACAGTCCCTAGGCGCGCTGGCCGCCTTCCTGAAATGGCGCGGCCAGGACGGCGCGGCCGTGCTGCTGCGCGCCTTGAACGGATTGCAGGCGGCGCGCTACCTGGAAATCACGGAAGCCAACAAGACCCAGCGCCGTTTCCTGTTCGGCTGGATCAAGGAACGGGTGGCCATGTGACCGCGACCACATGGCGCCCGCTGGCCGCCTGCCTGCTGTGCGGCGCCCTGGCGGGCTGGATGGCGCAGGGCTGGCGCAAGGACGCCAGCATCGCCGAACTGCAACGGCAGGCGGCCACCAGCAAGACCACCGCCGCCACCGCACTGGCCCAGGCCACGGCCCGCGTGCTCTCGCTGGAGCGCGCGGCCGGCGCCGCCCTGGCGCAGCGCGCCGACCACCTCACCCAGGAGCAAACCCATGCGAAAACTGAACGCGACCATTTCAATGCTGACGTGCGCAGCGGCGCTGTGCGCCTGTCAATCCCCATCGCCGGCGGCCAGTGCGCCGCAACTGCAGATACCTCCGCTGCCGCAGGCCATCGCCACCAAGCGCGCGCCGAACTTGACCCGGCGACTGCGGCAGCTCTTGACGCCATTGCCGGCGACGGCGACGACGCCACCCGCCAGCTGAACGCCTGCATCGACGCCTACAACACCGTGCGAGACACCTACCATGTACAAACCGAATAGCCTGCGCCAGCACTTAGCCGCCGCCATCCCCGACCTGCAGCGCGACCCCGACCGCCTGCTGGTTTTCGCCGACGAGGGCAACGTGGTGGCATCGGCCACCGCCTCCCTCTCCTTCGAATACCGCTTCAAGCTCAACCTGATCGTCACCGATTACGCGGGCGACGCCGACGCCATCATGGTGGCCCTGATCGCCTGGCTGAAAGTCCACCAGCTCGACCTGATGGCCAACGAGGAAACGCGCAAGCACGGCATCGCCTTCGAAGTCGATTTCAACAACCATGAAACGGTCGATATCTCGATCAAGCTGGACCTGACCGAACGCGTGGCCGTCAAGACCGGCGAGGCCGGCCGCCTGGACATCAAACACCTGGCCGAGATACAGCACATGCCGGCCTACGCGGACGAGTTCTGGAAGCTGTATAACGGCGACACCCTGCTGGCCGAATGGCGCACGCCCGAGGCCACGCCATGAGCGGCGACCTGCACGCGCTGGAAGCCTGGGCCGGCGCGCTGCTGGCCAAGCTGCAGCCAGCCCAGCGCCGCGCCATCAATCACAAGGTGGCCATCGACCTGCGCCGTAGCCAGGCGCAGCGCATCAAGGCCCAGCAGGGGCCGGATGGCACAGCCTACCCGGCGCGCAAGCGGCGCAAGGAATTCAAGGGGAAGAATGGACGGATCAAGCGGCAGAAGGCGGCCATGTTCGCCAAGATTCGTACCGCCAAACACCTGAAAGTAAAAGCGACCGGCGACCAGATAGAGGTCGGCTTTTTTGGCTGGGTGGCGCGTGTGGCGCATGTGCATCAGTTTGGCCAGCGAGACCGCTTGTCGAAAAAAGGGCCACTGCACAAGTACCCGGAGCGGCCGCTGTTGGGCTTGAATGAACCGGATCGGACGTTGATACGCGAATCGTTGCTGCGTCACATCGAAAAAAGCTAAGATACTCCAATGTAAACTTCAACTGACATTAGTTATCAAATGAGTTAAAGTTGTGTCGCATTGAACGCACCCAACCACCATTGGCATATAGGAAAGTTATCATTGAAATGGCTATCAATTATGATACAGCCTTAAAACATCACATCAAATAACTACTGAACATAAGTCGCACAGTCAGCATTGCACCATAAAAATATCAATCCCACAATAATTATAAAATTTATTAACTTACAACAATACCGAAAAGCAAGGATATCTTATGAAACGCGTTTTTTGTGCTACGGCGCCAGATGGAGAAAAATTTGATACTTTTTTGAGTATTGGCATTCCGCAACGTATGTCGGAAAACCATTGGAGCTGTGAGGTTTTTATAGATAAAATATTTAACGAGCCAAAAAATGTCGCTGGAGTCGATAGTTGGCATGCCATGCAACTAGCTATGAATATGATATATATGGAATTGAGAATACGTAAAAAATTTGGATGGGGTTTCTCTTGGTTTGACGGAGAGGAAGATGATCTTAAAAGCTTACTTCCCCCACTAGGGCAAAAAGCAGCCGATTAGATCCATCGGCTGCCTTTCAAAAAATTTAATAATATTTAGCGTAACATTCGTTCTCAAGATTGTACCAATATGCGGCCATAGCTTTTTCGAAGCACATCCGCGTACGATTTGCATTTTTGAGACCAACACATCCTTGAACCATTATTCCCCAAGTACGATAATATCCTGCAGTACAAGCAGCCATGCCAACAGGATCTCGAGCTTTTAAGATGTCGCTTGGGGCAACTCCACTTGGCAATGGGTCAGGCACTTGTAATGGGTCACCAAAGATAACTGGAACTATTACGAACCCACCTCCATCGAATGGTGAGTCAGGAAAAGGAGCAGTAATTTCAACTATTGGAATTTCAACATCAACTTCACGCTGTATTGAAATTTCACAGTTTCCCTTGATGCATTTTGAACTAGTTGGCATGGCATCCGAAGACAACTCCAATTCATTGGCAGCGGCGTACACGCGATTCAAGAAACTATTTGCAACGCGTTGGATGTAATTTTTTCTAACTTTTGTCGAACTAAAGACTAACGAAGGAATTCCCGTACGCTTTCTATCAAATGTAATATCTACCCCATTGTAGTTTATCAATCCTACACTTTTGCATCGAACCGATAAATATCGGCCTTCCGCAACACAAAAACTAACGGCTTCGTTAGTAAATGCAAGCCAACTTGCATCATACTTCTGACTAAAATTTCCAAATACTATTTCCGTTACCTTCCCGACCTTTTCCGGAATTTTTACACTTTCACATATCGCTGATTCTTGCCCTGAAAGACATAGTGCAACAACATTGTTTCCCGAATACTGCCCTGTATACCTATCGATGATTGGTTGCGGATTTTGTGCAACACTTGAAATTACAATATCTTGCAGATCTCCCTCTCGCTCATCCAATGAATTAGCAAGCGCACTTGAAAAGATAATATCTAAAATTACAATTAACACAACTAATATAGTTTTCACTCACTCTCCTTTGGCTTTCATTTTTGACAAACGAAAATTTATAGTACCTTACTATTGGATATCAAAAAATCACCAAAAATCACCGAACCAACATTTTCTCATGCAAAAAATAAGGTAAATTTAAATTTTTTCCTCTTAAATTACGCAAGTCAACCAAATAAAATATCACTTCGAAATTATTAAATCTTAATTTGAAATTTTTACGAAATTCATCTAAAAATGCCGCCCTGAACATAAATTCTATTGTGATAATAGATTATCAATGATGCTTCGTACGGGAAAAAATGACGGGGGATAGTGCATGAATATCAAGGAAATTCTAGAGGCATATCAAAGATTTCCATAGTCGCTAAGCCGCATATCAACCCGCCCCCGCGTGCATCCGAACGCGGACTTCGGCAACATGCACTGCATGAACGCCGACCTGTCCGACCTCCTCCGCTTGCTGCAAAACCTGATCCGCCTGGGCACCATCGCCGAGGTCAAAGGGGCCAAGGCGCGCGTACGGCTCGGGCCGACGCTCACCACCGAATGGCTGAAATGGGCCACGCGGCACGCCGGCAACACGCGCACCTGGTCGGCGCCGACAGTCGGCGAACAGGTGATCGTCTTTTCGCCGGGCGGAGACCTGACGCGCGGCATCATCCTGCCAGCGCTGTACTCGCAGGCGTTTGACGCGCCCGAAGCCAGCAACAGCATCCACACCACGCATTACCCCGACGGCGCCGTGGTGCAGTATGACCATGCGGCCCATGCCCTGACGGCCACGCTACCCGGCGGCACTGCCATCATCACCGCCGACAAGGTCACGTCGAACGCACCGAGCACCATTTGCACGGGCGACCTGATCGTCACGAAAAACCTGATCGTCAACGGCGCCACCGCCCTGAACGGCGGCGTGAACGCCAAGGCTGGCGCCGCTGGCGGCGTGGCCATGGCCGTGCAAGGGACGATCAAAGCCAGCGAAGACGTGCTGGCCGGTGCCATCAGCCTGGCAAAGCATCCGCACGGCGGCGTCCGGGCCGGCAGCGACCAGTCGGGCGGGCCACAAGCATGATGGGCATGCACGCCGCCAACGGGCGCAGCCTGACGGGCCTGGGCCACCTGCGCCAGTCGATAACCGACATTCTCACGACGCCAATCGGCTCGCGCATCCGGCGCCGACGCTATGGCTCCGAAGTGCCCGAGCTGATCGACCAGCCCCTGAACAGCGCGACGCAATTGCGCATCTACGCGGCCACCGCCTTTGCCCTGCGCCGCTGGGAGCCGCGTTTGCAGCTCGCCAGCGTGCAGCTCACGCGCGACACGGACGGCGCCATCGCCCTGCTGCTCGACGGCACAGCGAATGGCCAGGGCATCACCCTGTCCGTGCCCGTCAAGCAAGGCGGCGGCGTATGAGCACGCCCATCGACCTGACCCAATTGCCCGCGCCCAGCGTGGTCGAAGTGCTGGACTTCGAAGCCATCCTGGCCAGCCGCAAGACGCACCTGGTCAGCCTGCTGCCGGAAGCCGAGCGCGCGGCCGTCACGGCCCTGCTGGAGCTGGAATCGGAACCGGCCACCAAACTGCTGGAAGAGAACAGCTATCAAGAAACCATCCTGCGCAACCGCGTCAACGAGGCGGGCAAGGCCGTCATGCTGGCCTTTGCCCTCGACGGCGACCTGGACCAGTTGGGCGCCAACGTGAACGTGGCGCGCCTGGTCATCACGCCGGCAAATCCCAACGCTCTGCCGCCCGTGGCCGCCGTCATGGAAGACAACGACGCCTACCGCCTGCGCATCCAGGAAGCGCCGGACGGCCTGTCCGTGGCCGGCCCGAAAGCCTCGTATGAATTTCACGCCCGCAGTGCGGACGGCCAGGTCAAGGACGCGAGCGCCACCAGCCCGGCGCCGGCCAGCGTCACCGTCACGGTGCTGGCCAATGATGCCACCGGCATCGCTAGCGCCGACCTGTTGGCCACCGTGGCGCGCGCGCTTAACGCCGAGGAAGTGCGCCCCCTGGGCGACCGCCTGACGGTGCAAGCCGCCCAGGTCATCGACTACCAGATCGAGGCCACCTTGTTTATCGGCGTCGGCCCGGAAGTGCCGATTTTGCTGGACGCCGCGCACGCCAACGCCGTGCGCGTGTCGCAGCCGCGCCGTCCGCTGGGCCACAGCATCTACCGTTCCGCCTGCAGCGCCGCCGTCCACGTCGAGGGCGTGCGCAAGGTCATCTTGAACAGCCCGGCAGCGGACATCGAACTGAACGCCACCCAGGCCGCGCGCTGCACGGCCATTAAGCTCAATGTCGTGGTGCTCGATGAATAAGGTTGTGCCGACCCTGCCGCCCAATACCACGGCGCTGGAACGCGCCATTGCCGTGGCCTGCGCCGAGCTGGTCAACGTGCCCGTGCCGCTGCGCGACCTGTGGAACGCCGACCGCTGCCCGGTCAATCTGCTGCCGTTTCTTGCCTGGGCCTGTTCCGTGGACCGCTGGGACGACGCCTGGCCCGAATCGACCAAGCGCGGCGCCATCAAAGCGGCCTATTTCATCCACAAGCACAAGGGCACGATTGCCGCCGTGCGCCGCGTGGTGGAGTCCCTGGGCTACCTGATCCGCATCACCGAATGGTGGCAGACCACGCCACCGGGCGTGCCGGGCACGTTCCGCCTCGACGTGGGCGTGCTGGACACGGGCATCACGGACGCCATGTTTCAGGAAATGGAACGCCTGATTGCCGACGCCAAGCCCGTCAGCCGTCACATGACGGGCCTGGCCATTTATCTGGAAAGCCGTGGCAACGTCTACACGGGCGCTTGCGCGTACCACGGCGACAGCATGACCGTGTATCCCTGGATCGCGGAAACCATCGAAGTGCGCGGCACGCTGTTGCAGGCCGGCGCATCCCATACCATCGACACCCTGACCATCTATCCATGAGCACATACTTTGCCATCCTGACCGAAGTGGGCGAGGCCAAGCTGGCCAACGCCATCGCCCTGGGTCAAACCCTGAAACTGAAAAACCTGGCCGTGGGCGACGGTAACGGCAATCTGCCCATGCCATCGCGCACGCAAAAGGCGCTGGTGCGCGAGGTGCGCCGCGCCGGCCTGAATCAGCTGACGGTCGACCCGGCCAATGCCAGCCAGATCATCGTCGAGCAAGTCTTGCCCGAGAATGTGGGCGGCTGGTGGATACGCGAAATCGGTATCTACGACGAGGCCGGTGACCTGTGCGCCGTGGCCAACTGCCCGCCCAGCTACAAACCAGTGATGGCCGAGGGCAGCGCACGCACGCAAGTGGTACGCATCGTGCTGATCGTCGCCAGTACGGCCGCCATCGAGCTGAAAATCGACCCGTCCATCATTCTGGCCACGCGCAAGTATGTCGATGACCAGGACATTACCGTGCGTGCCTACAGCGATGCGCAACTGGCCAAGCACCTGGCGGCTCTTGACCCGCACCCGCTACTGGCCAAGGTCGCCTATGTCGATCAGCAAGACACCAGCGCACGCGCCTATGGCGATCAGCAACTGGCCAAGCATCAGGCTGCTGCAGACCCGCATCCGCTCCTGGCAAAAGTCACCTACGTCGATCAACAGGACACCAGTGCACGCACCTATGGCGATCAGCAACTGGCCAAGCACCAGGCGGCCGCCGACCCGCACCCGCTCCTGGCAAAAGTTACCTACGTCGATCAGCAAGACACCAGCGCACGCACCTATGGCGACCAGCAACTGGCCAAGCACCAGGCGGCCGCCGACCCGCACCCGCAATACAGCATGAAGGAAGTACCAACGCTGGCAAAATTTGACGCGTCTAAAAAGCTGGCCAATGCTGAGTTTGTGCAGCAGGAACTGGGGAACCTTTCAGGTATTTCGGCTTTTCCTAATTCGCGCACGCTGGCCGCCGCCGATTTTGGCAAGGCTTTCTATTTCAACAACGGTTCCATCATGGCGACCCTGCCCCGTCCCGACAGTCTCGGCACCGGCCAGATCATCGGCCGCAAGGTCACATTCTTTGGTTTCAACAAGATCGATGGCACCGTCGCCCCGGCCGCCAACGCATTGCTTCGCTATGACGTTGCAAACATCGCATCAATACTCGTGAAGTTCGGCCAGTCAGTATCGTTGGTCGCTATCGCGGCGGATACATGGCAAGTCATCGATTCAACTGCAGAGCTGTGGCGCAACGCTGATTTTGCTGGCGAGCTTGGCGTATTAAGAAATTGGCGGCGCCTTCCGAATGGCGATATTGAACAATGGGGAACCATCGCAGGATCCGCCAGCATGGCGCCGTTCACCCCGAACCTGACGTTTCCCATCGCATTCCCGAATGCCTGCCGCGCCATCACGGTGCAGTGCATGAATGAACTGTCGTCGGCTGGTTACAGCGGTCGCACGACAGACAAAACACTCTCACGCACCGGCGCGTGGGTTTCCAACTCCAACGGCGTGACTGCCGTTCCCGACGTTCTCTGCTGGCGCGCGATTGGCAACTGAGCATGACATCCACTATCGAAAGCGAGTCCACTATGTTTTTTTCAAACAGTACGCGCGGCTTCTATCCGGAGCAAATGCGTGCCGATTACGATGCCGCCGGCACGTGGCCAGATGATGCCGTCGAAGTATCGCCCGACGACGAAGCGCGCTTGCGCGACGCCATCGCCGCGTGCGCAGCCATCCGCATGACGACCGGCGGAAAGTGGAAAATCACCGCCGCCCCGCCACCGCCGTTTGCCGTGCTGGCAGCGCCCTACCTGGCCAGCGTGCGCCAGACGCGCGACGCCATCCTCAACCGCTTGGCCGGCATCGGCTTTGCCGCCATGGCCGACGGCGACGCCGACACGGTGCAAGCCATCGCGGCGGCGCGCGCCTGGCTGCTCGACATCACCATCTGCCCGACGGTTGCCGCAGCGCAGGACATCGAGGCGCTGCAAGCGGCCGTCAACGCCGAATACGCGCGCATCGCAGCCACCCTGTCCGGCGAGGCGCGGCGCGCCTTCGATGATACCGCCGGCATGGCATCCACTCAGTAACGCCCATTCACCACCTACAGGAGAGCCACATGGCAACCGACTACCACCATGGCGTGCGCGTCATTGAAATCAACGAGGGTTCGCGCCCCATCCGCACCGTGTCCACGGCCGTGCTGGGCCTGATCGCCACGGCCGATGACGCCGACCCGGCAGCGTTCCCGCTCGACACGCCCGTGCTCGTCACCAACGTGCTGGCCGCCATGGGCAAGGCCGGCAAGACGGGCACCTTGTACCGCGCACTGGAAGCGATTGCCGCGCAGACCAAGCCTCTGACCGTCGTGGTGCGCGTGGCGGAAGGCGAAACCGAAGCGGAAACCACCAGCAACGCCGTGGGCGGCGTGTCGCCCGATGGCAAGTACCTGGGCGCCAAGGCGCTGCTGGCCGCGCAAAGCAAACTCGGCGTGAAGCCGCGCATCCTGGGCGCGCCGGGCCTGGACACCCAGGCTGTCACCAATGCCCTGGCCAGCGTGGCACAGCGCCTGCGCGGCTTCGTGTATGCATCCGCCTATGGCTGCGCCACCGTCCCGGCGGCCATCGCATATCGCGGCCAGTTCGGCCAGCGCGAAGTCATGATCATCTGGCCGGACTTCGTAAACTGGAATACGGCCGTCGACGAGGAGGCCAGCATTTCCGCTATCGCTTACGCCATGGGCCTGCGCGCCAAGATCGACGAGGAAACGGGGTGGCACAAGACCTTGTCCAACGTGGTCGTCAATGGCCCGACCGGCATCACCAAGGACGTGTTTTTCGACCTGCAAGACCCGGCCACCGATGCCGGCGTACTCAACGCCAAGGAAGTGACGACCCTGATCAACATGGGCGGCTACCGATTCTGGGGTTCGCGCACCTGCGAGGCGCCGGGCGGTTTCTTCTATTTCGAGAGCTACACGCGCACGGCCCAGGTGCTGGCCGACACCATCGCCGAGGCGCACTTCGCCTATGTCGATGTGCCCTTGCACCCGTCGCTGGTGCGCGATCTGCTGGAAAGCATCAACGCCAAGTTCCGCGACCTGAAATTGCAGGGCTACATCATCGACGGCCAGGCCTGGTATGACGAGCAGTACAACGACAAGACAGGGCTGAAAGACGGGAAGCTGGCCATCGACTACGACTACACGCCCGTGCCGCCGTTGGAAAACCTGCGCTTCCAGCAGCGCATCACCGACCGCTACCTGGCCGACTTCGCCTCGCGCATTGCCGCCTAAGCGCCACCACCCTGCCCGCGCCCGCGCGGGCGCAACTGGACAACGGAGAACACTATGGGCATGCCCCACAAACTCAAGCAATTCAACGTATTTCAAAACGGCGTGCTGTTCATGGGCATGGTGCCCGAAATCACCTTGCCCAAGTTGAGCCGCAAGATGGAAGAGTACCGCGCCGGCGGCATGAGCGGCCCCGTGTCCGTGGACTTCGGCAACGAGGCGCTGTCGCTGGAATGGAGCGGCGGCGGCCTGATCGCCGAAGCATTGAAGCAATACGGTTCCCACTCGCACGGTGCCGTGATGCTGCGCTTTGCCGGTGCTTATCAAAATGACGAGGACGGCAACGTCGCCGCCGTCGAGGTCGTCGTGCGCGGCCGCTACAAGGAAATCGACATGGGCGGCGCCAAGATGGGCGACGACACCACCCATAAATACACAATGGCTTGCAGCTACTACAAGCTGATGATCGACGGCGCCACGGTCATCGAACTGGACTTCATGAGCGGCATCGAGAACATCGGCGGCGTCGATACCAATGCCGCCATCCGCAAGGCCAGCGGCCTGTAATCCCTTTTTTATTCACTCCCCACACACAAGGACAACACCATGAACACCGAAAACAACAATCAAGCCGTCATCGAACTGGACGAACCGATCAAACGCGGCGACGGCTTCATCACCTCGCTGACCGTGCGCAAACCCAAGGCGGGCGCCCTGCGCGGCATTTCCCTGATCGAGCTGGGCAACCTGAACGTGTCGGCCCTGCAGATCGTGCTGCCGCGCATCACCGAGCCGACCTTGACCGCGCACGACGTGGCCAACATGGACCCGGCCGACCTGCTGGCCGTAGGCGTCGAGGTTGCCGTTTTTTTGGCGAGCAAAGCCGATCGCCTTTCGGTATCCCCGGCGAAGTAGAAGACGCCATGGCCGACATTGCCGGCGTCTTCCACTGGACGCCCGCAGCGATGGACGGCTTTACGATTGATGAACTGATGGCCTGGCGCGAACGCGCCAGGCAGCGAAGCGGAGCGGAATAGATGGCTGGTCGGGATTTGAAGTTACAGGTAGTGTTTGCAGCGCTGGACAAAATCACCGGCCCGCTGAAAAAAATCATGGGCGGTTCCAGCGAGACGGCCAAGGCCTTGAAGGCCACCAGCGACCGCTTGCGCGAGCTGAACACCCAGCAGAAAAACATCAGCAAGTTCCGCGAGCTGCACGGTGGCCTGGACGCCACCCGCACCAAGCTGGAAGCGGCCCAGCAGAAGGTGGCCAGCCTGGCCACCAAAATGAAACAGACGGAGGCGCCCACCCGCGCCATGACGCGCGAGTTTAACGCCGCCGTCAAAGCGGCCGGCGCCTTGAAGACGGCCGGCCAGCAGCAGGCCCAGCAACTGCAGGTCATGCGCGAGCGCCTGGGCGCCGCCGGCATCGGCACCAAAGACCTGGCCAACCACGAGCGCACCTTGCGCCGCGAGATCGAAGCCACCAACAAAACCATGACGCTGCAGCAGCAGAAGCTGGCCAATGCAGCCGCCAAGCAGCAGCGCGTCACCAACGCCACCCAGCATGCCGACAAGCTGCGCAACAAGGCGGGCAACCTGGCCATGGCCGGCGCGGGCGCGACCGCCACGGGCGCTGTCATCGGCGCACCCGTCGTCAAGGGACTGAACGAGGCCAAGCACTATCAAACGGAAGTGGGCCGCGTCAACGCCCTGGGCCTGGGCGACAAAGTGTCAGCCGAGGCCGTTGCCTTTGCGCGCAACATGAAAACCTACGGCACCAGTCAGCTCGACAACCTGCAGCTCATGCGCGACGGCATGAGCGCCTTTGCCGACGTCCACCACGCGGAAATGGTCGCTCCTACCCTGGCCAAGATGAAATTTGCCAATCACGCCTTCTTTGGCGAGGCCGAGGGCGCCGACAACGAACGCAAGTTCATGGACATGCTCAAGGTGATCGAGCTGCGCGGCGGCCTGGAGAGCAAGGAAAAGTTTGAAGCCCAGGCCAATATCGTGCAGCAGGTCATCACCGCCACGGGCGGGCGCGTGGGCCCGAATGAATGGCTGAATATGATCAAGACGGGCGGCATCGCGGCCAAGGGCTTGAAGGATGATGCCTTTTACTACCAGATGGAACCGCTGGTGCAGGAAATGAGCGGCAACCGCGTCGGCACGTCGCTGATGAGCGCCTACCAGAACTTGTACCAGGGTCGCACCACCAAGCGTTCAGCCCGAAAACTGGAAGAGTTCGGCCTGATCGGCGACAAGAGCAAGGTCAAGCACGACAAGGCCGGGCAAGTCTCGTTCCTCGATCCCGGCGCGCTGCTGGGCGCCGAGCTGTTCCGCGAAAACCAGTTCGAATGGCTGGAAAAGGTGCTGTTGCCGCAACTGGCCAAGAAAGGCATCACGGAAAAGAAACAGGTTCTCGATGCCATCGGCAGCATCTTTTCCAACCGCACCGCGTCGAACCTGTACTCGCAGATGTATTTGCAGCGCGTGCAAATCCACAAAAACGAAAAGCTCAACCGTGGCGCCGCAGATATTGGTCAACTGGACAAGCTGGGCCGCGACTCGGCCGCCGGCAAGGAACTGGAGGCGCAATCGAAGCTGGCCAACTTGAAACTGACCATGGGCGAGAAAATCCTGCCGCTGTACGCCCAGGGGCTGGAACTGGCGATTTCCGCCGTCACGCGCCTGAACGGTTTCATGGAACGCAACCCGACCGTGGCCAAGGTCATGATTACCGCGTTTGCCGTGCTGGCCGGCCTGCTGCTGGTGCTCGGCCCGCTGATGCTGGGCATTGCCGCACTGGTCGGCCCTTACGCCATGCTGCACGTCATGTTCGCCAAAATCGGTATCAAGGGCGGCGTGCTCACGCCGATCCTGCGCGGCCTGGGTGGCGCCTTCATGTGGGCCGGCCGCGCCGTGCTGTGGCTGGGCCGCGCACTTTTGATGACCCCGATTGGCATCGCCATCACGGTCATCGCCGGCGCCGCCTTCCTGATCTATAAATACTGGGAGCCAATCAAGGGTTTCTTTACAGGCATCTGGTCGCACGTCAAGACGGCATTTGCCAGCGGTATTGGCGGCGTCAGCGCCCTGATCGTCAACTGGTCGCCGCTGGGCCTGTTCTATCGCGCCTTCGCGGGCGTGCTGGGCTGGTTCGGCATTGCGCTGCCCGCCAGGTTCAGCGACTTCGGCAGCGGCCTGCTGCGCCGCATGGCCAGCGGCATCACCAGCAGCTTGAACGTCATCTATCAATGCTGGGAGCCGGTCAAGACGTTCTTTGCCGGCGTGTGGCCGCAGCTCAAGGCGACGTGTGCCGGCGGCCTAGCGGGTATCAGCGCGCTGATTATCAACTGGTCACCCGTCGGGGTGTTCTATCAGGCATTCGCGGGCGTGTTGAGCTGGTTCGGCATCAAGCTGCCGGCGCAGTTCACGGAGTTCGGCGCCAACATCCTGCGCGGCCTGGTCAACGGCATCACGGGTTCCATGGGCGCCGTCAAGGACGCCATCAGCAACGCCGGTTCCAGCACCATTGCCTGGTTCAAGGAAAAGCTGGGCATCCACAGCCCAAGCCGCGTGTTTGCCCAGCTCGGCGACTACACCATGCAGGGCCTGGCCGTGGGCCTGGACCGCAGCGAGGGCGCGCCGATTGCCAAGGTATCCGGCCTGGCGCAGCGCCTGACGCAACTGGGCGCGGGCATTGCCATCGGCACGGCCACGGCGTTACCCGCCAGCGCGTTCGACACGCGCGCCCCGCTGTCCCAGGGCGGGTTCGGCGCCGGCATGACGATTCAGGGCGACAAGATCGAAATCACCTTCCATGTGCAGGCCGGCACCGATCCGCAGGCCATCGCGCGCGCCGTGAGTATGGCGCTCGATCAGCGCGACCGCGAAAAGGCGGCACGCATCCGCTCGTCCCTGCGCGACCACGATTAAGAAGGAATAACCACCATGATGATGATTTTAGGAATGTTCGTTTTCAGCCTGCCGACCCTGGCCTATCACGAGCTGCAGCGGCAAACAGAATGGAAGCACGCCAGCACGGCCCGCGTGGGCCTGCGCGACGCGCACCAGTATGTGGGGCCAGGCGACGACACCATCACCCTGTCGGGCTGGGTGGCGCCGGAACTGACCGGCTCCCTGTACTCGCTCGATGCGCTGCGCATGATGGCCGACACGGGTAAATCGTGGATTTTGATCCAGGGCACAGGCCGCATTCTCGGCTCGTACCGCATCACCAGCATGACCGAGGGGCGCAGCATCCTGGACGGCAGCGGCGGCGCGCGGCGCGTCGAGTTCTCGATTGCGCTCAAGCGCGATGACGACGGCGTGCTGGCCATGGTCGGCCTGGGCGACATCGGCGACCTGAAAAACATGCTCAGCATCGACGGCATGACCAGCAGCATCGCCGGCGCGGCCAGGAATGCCGTGGGCAGCGTGGTGGGCAATGTGGTCGGCGGCATCACGTCGAAATACGGCGGCGTGGTCAGCGAAATGAAGGACAAGATCGGCGGCAGCATCAGCGGCGCCATCGGCAGCGCGGCGGACAAGTTCAAATGAGCGAGCATATCCCCGCCTTCAAGGTCAGCATCGAGGACAAGGATTTGACGGCCATCGTTTCACCGCGGCTAATCAATTTGACGTTGACCCTGTGCCGTGGCGACGAGAGCGACCAGCTCGATATTTCCCTGGACGACAGCGACGGCAAGCTGGCCATGCCGCCGCGCGGCGCGCAGATCGCCCTGGCGCTGGGCTGGCAATCGTCCGGCCTGGTGGACATGGGCAAATTCACCGTCGACGAGGTGGAGCACAGCGGCGCGCCCGACACCATCACCCTGCGCGCCAGGTCGGCCAACCTGATCGACACCTTCAAGCAGCAGCAGGAACACAGCTTTCACAAGACCACCCTGGGCGCCATCATCGAGGCCATCGCCTTTCGCAACGAGCTGGCGTCGGGCGTGTCGGCGCGCCTGCGCGACACCGCCATCGAGCACATCGACCAAACGCACGAGAGCGACGCGGCCTTCCTGCGCCGGCTGGGCAGGAAATACGACGCGGTGGCCACCGTCAAGAACGACACCCTGCTGTTCATCCCCATCAACCAGAGCCGCACCGCCAGCGGCAAGGCGCTGCCCATGATTCCCATCACGCGCGCCCTGGGCGACGGCCACCGCTACCACAGCGCCGAAAGCGACGCCTACACGGGCGTGCGCGCCTTCTGGCACGACGAACGCTACGCACGCCGCCGCAGCGTCGTGGCAGGCGTGCCGGGCAACAGCAAGCGCCTGCGCACCACCTTCGCCAACGAAACGGACGCGCGCGCGGCAGCCGTGGCCGAATGGCAGCGCATCCTGCGCGGCCTGGCCACCTTTGAAATGAGCCTGGCCCTTGGCAACCCGGCCGTATTCCCGCAATCGCCCGTGACCGTGACAGGCTTCAAGCCCGAGATCGACGCCACCGAATGGCTATCGGTCAAGGTCACGCACAGCCTGGGCGGCAGCGGCTTTACCACGCGCGTGGAATTTGAAACGAAGACGGAAGCAGTCGAGGCCGAGCGCGAGGACGAGAAAGACCCGGACGAAGGTATCACTGGCGTGGTGGCGAAGTGGAAGGACGTGGCGGCGAAAAAGAAAAAGGCGGGGCAGGAGCAGGCTGGCGCCACGGGCACGCTCAAGACGCTGGAACATCTTTATCAGAGCAGGCAGGCGGCAAAGCGGGCGGCCCTGCAGGCTTGGAAGAATATCGAGGAAGTACGGGAGATCATCCGCGAAAACAGCGAGGAACCGTGGAAGCCTCCGTGAGCTGCAGCCGGCGAAAATGCGATATAAATATACCGCATTTATCTGGAATCAACGGCTGCTATCGCCCCAAAACGGGCAGTTTTACGTTAGTTCGCATAAGACATCAACAGAAACGAGTTCAACGTTTAAATTCTTTCAATTCCGACTTCCCTATTGCAAGTTAAGGCTGAGCAACGCCGGAGAGGAGTACTTGCTTCCAATCCTTCAAACTTGCCAAGAAAATTTCCAAAATCACATGAAATAGCCAAATCCTAGCAGTCGACATAAACTATGAAATGACCTAAATTTTAGACATTACTACGGCCAACAGCGCTTCATTCCTCACGTTGATATTTGAATGCTTGGGCATACATCATGATCTCGCATTTACTGTCCACTGCAACGTCCCAAGATGCATTTTTGACTAGCTGATACTGCAGCGCATTCATCTCCTGCCACACTTGGTCCTGTTGCCACCTGCGGCTATCGATACCCTTAAAATAAAGGTACATGTCGCGGCACATAGGTGAATAGCAGAACGCATAATCACCGATTGGTTCGATAGAAACCAATACGTGTTTTTCATCGCAGTAGCGTTTCGCTTGGTCGCGATCACCACTGCCAATCAAGGTCTTACTTCGAAAATGCAATCCAAACTGCTGTCCGAACCAGGCATCTGCAAGTTCGTGTAGTTCGGGAGAAGTGTCTCTCGGTTGCCGTGCAATGTTTAGAAAGGGATTGACTAGTACGCCTTGCTTCTCTGGTAGTTCGCTCAGACGATGAGATCGAAAAATTTTCTTCATGAATACCTTTAGATTGGTTACAAGTATGGTCGGCTTAGACTCTTTGGATTGAGCTGATTTTTTCCTTTTGAACTTCATGTCAACTTAGCGCAGTTTTGATTTATTCACCGCGTTTGAGGGGCAGGCCTGCCATTCCGACACAGCCCAAGCTATGCGAACCCCGAGCTGAAGTCTCTGCGTAAGCTCAGCGTCATTACGCATACGCAGCATAGTTAGACGAGCCACATTGGTAATTAATATATCATAGTTGCTTTGAGCCTATACCCCAAGGCTGAGATCGCGTCCGAATGGCAAACTTGGTCCCGCTAGCCTATCATCACCCGCGTGGGATTTGAGACGAAGCCGGAAGCGGTCTGGGTCAAGCGCGAGGAAAAAAAGGGAAGACCCGGACGAAGGCATCACAAGCATGGTGGCCAAGTGAAGAACGTGGTGGCGAAATAGAAAAAGGCGAAGCAGGAGCTTGCTAGGGGTACAGGAACGCTCAAGACGTTGGAGCATCGTAAAGAGCAAGCGCTGTAAAACAAGCCGCCCCGCATACGTGGATGCAAGAATCAAATTTTTAAAAATCTCACAAAATAGTATAGTTAAAACCAATAAAATTTAGACGAAATATTAACAAAATAAGAAAGTCAATCTTTCCAGCAAGTTGACCAATATCACTCGACCAATCATACTGATGAGTGAAAATTATTGAAAATCGTTTTATACACACATACGGAGTTTCTCTTGGATCTGGTTTCGGATTTTATTAAAAGATACGGAAAAGAATTTGATTTTTACGAGCAAGCGTGTCGGCTAGCGGCTCAACTTATTGATTCCAATTTACAATCGGCGGGCGTTAGAGCAATCGTAACTTCAAGGGCGAAGAGCATACGACCACTTGAAGCTAAAGTGCGCCATCGCCAAGTCAAAAAACAGTATGATAGTATCGAGAGAATCTATGAGGATGTAGCTGACTTAGCAGGTGTAAGAGTAGCACTTTACTTCCCCGGACAGAGAAAAGAAGTCAATTCTTTCATTAAATCTCTATTTACAATAATAGAAGAACCAAAAGAGTTTCCAGATAAAGCACCATCAAGCTACATGAAGAGATTTTCTGGTTATGGTGCGACGCATTATCGAGTGCAAATCAAAGAGGAAAATCTAACTAGTTCTCAAATTCGATTTTCAAATGCAAAGATAGAAATACAGGTAGCATCTGTCCTAATGCATGCATGGTCTGAAGTAGAGCATGATCTCGTGTACAAACCTATGCAGGGCACACTATCCGAAGATGAATATGCGATTCTTGATGAGCTAAACGGACTGGTTCTTGCTGGCGAAATTGCTTTAGAACGGCTACAGCGAGCGATGGAACGCAGAGTCTCGGAGCATGGTAGAAAATACTCCACTCATTATGACCTTGCAGCCTCACTTGTGGACATGGCACGAGAAAAATTCGACGTTAGAAACTTCGACGAGCATCAAGTCGGAAGGGTTGACCTGCTTTTTGAATTGTTAAACGAATTGAGCCTCAACACACCAGATCATATTAGGAGCTATGTTTCTGCCTTTCATTTTGATCTTGATCGGCGCCCATTAGCGGAGCAAGTAATCGATCAAGTAATCGCTGGAAATTCTGATCGCTATATGGTGTTTGAAAAAATTCGAACAATAGGAATGTCTACTTTCGCAACCATCTCCAGCGAGGAAGCGATCAAGAAAAGACATGAATCCGCTAGCAAATTCATAAAATTATGGGTGGATTTAGAAGTATTTATTAATAATTATGCAGAAATCAACGGCGCAGCACGCCTATCCCCACTACGTGTATTAAGAATTTTAAATAAAGATATTCCACCAGATATTTTGATGCACATATCCGAATTAGGCAGATTTAGAAATCAATTAGTGCATGGGAAAGAACCATTTGATTTTGAAACTATTGACTTGTACACAGAAGATATTAAAAAGGCAACAAAAGAACTACACGAATTCTTGCAAGATGCAGAACCTCCTCCCATAAAATAATTCTAAATAAATAATCTGCAAGGTCGAGGGTCAGATCTGCCATTCCGACACAGGCCCAGCTATGCGAACCCCAAAGCTGAAGTCGCTGCGTAAGCTGGGCGTCAATACACATAAGCAGCATAGTTAATCGAGCCGTATCGACAATTAATGGATCACCGTTTCTGTGAGTCTGGACGTCAAGGCTGAGATCGTGACCGAATGGCAGACCTGACCCCGCTGCCACAAGACGTTGGAGCATCTTTACAAGAGCAAGCAGGCCGCGAAACGGGCGGCGCTGCATGCTTGGAAAACAATTGAGGAAGTACGGGATATCATCTGCGAGCATGAAGAGAAACCCTAGCAAAGATCCGCGGTAATCACAAGGAGAATAGGATAATTTTTCAATTGGGATTTCCCGCTATGCTTGCAACAATTCCGGAATCGGTCTTATATATTTCTTCGTCGAAGCCGCATTTTCTATGTCAGTTTTGTATTCGCGCATCAACTGCAAAATCTCATCGACGAGCTCACCAAATTCCCGGCCACCCAAATCCAGATATTCGCCATGCGCAACTTTATTTCTCTTATTCACAAGACTTTCATCGATAAGATTAAATTTAGTCGCATAAGAAATTGTACTTATATCCAAAGATGAAGCAATATTAGAAAATACTTTTGAAGTCAAATTTGATTCTGTGTCAATTGCTGACGACATATTCAAATTTGCCTTTTTCTCAAGCTCAGAAAATATAAAATTAAATGCCTCAAGATTTGGCGCCGATTTTCTTGAGTTCGCAAGAGTCTGCAACTTACCTTTCAAACCAAATAATGAAAAGCAACTTTGCAGTTCCTTATATGTATGCCCTTGATTATTTATATAATTCAAATAATGTTCGGAAGCGTTTTTTACAAAACCTTCCCAGTGGGCATAAAGAATCGCCACACCAGCCCGAATGAAGAACTTCTTTTCCTGCCCATCAGATTTAGACACGAATCTAAATGCGCCTATCTCTTTAACTCTCCACCCCATTTCTTTATCAAGAGTATCCTGAAGCTGGGTTAAGGTTTTAATATCAGACATTGCCAGGGCCTGTTGGGTTCAGGAAAATAGCCGCCAAGGGTAGAAGTCTTGAGAGACGTGTGGTACCTCTTATGCCAGCGCCAGAACTCTGTGTGAAGGCCTCTGTTGCCCACAGCTTTCGAGCGACTTCATTAAGGAAAGCATGACGTTCTACTGGTGTCATGGCTTCGATTTGAGCAAGATTTAAAGAAACCCCAGTAGCCATCACTTCAAATACAGAAATTAAGAATTTCCCGGAAAAACTGGCCCCGTTCCATCGTTTAAATGCCATGCTACCTAAAGCATCATCTAAGAACCTAAATGTTTTAGAGAATACCTCTTTTTCAGAGTCCATATCAAAATTATCATCGGTTGCCATTTTTATCAAGGCATCATCGAGATATTCATGTACATCTAAACCGGCTACATAAGGAACATTTCTAAATGCAAAAAATCGCAATGCTAATTCCACACCGGTCTGTGACTCTATCGCAACACCAGTTTGATCTGTAGTTTTTAAAAAGGAAGCATCAACCGAACGATCCATTAACCAATTGTAAAATTCCCGATTTAAGGAAACCGCCATACTATTTCTAACTTCCTGTTCGGACAGGCCGGCACCACCTGTATTTAGACGCTGAAAGAGTTCAAATTTCGCGGCAACGTCACTATCGGCCTTAAGAATTTCCACACGAATTCGTGCACGCTTCATCTCTATTTGCAGAGCTTGTCCAATCCCGTCATCCGCACCTGCAGCAGATTCTTTCCAACGTTTTTTGTCCAGGCTCGGCAAGAAGCGAGTTCCATTCAGAACTAGAGGCCCTAATTGGTCAGCACGCTCACCTTTGAGATCGCCAGTAAGCTGAAGCACCGTTGATAGGCGCTGAAGTCCATCGATAAGCTCCCACACTCCGTTTTCATCCTGATAGACAAAAATTGGTGGAATTGGAATTCCAAGAATTAACGACTCAATAAAACGTGTTTTTCGCTCATCTTCCCAACGAAAAAGTCGTTGGAAGACTGGATCAATAACAAGCTCTCCGTCCTTGTATAAGTTGATAATTTCACCGAGTGACATCTCATATCCATCGGTCACAACTCTCTTTCTAGTCGCCTGAATTTCGTCTGTTAGTGCCATGAAACCTCCAGTTAATTTAGTTCAACGAATGTTTTTTCTATCATTTTAAAACACAAGGCAACCATGCATATTACAAAGTAGAGGATAATCCGCTGTACGGTACAACCAAACGGTGCGTGCTTTGTATCGACCATTACAAGGCATTGATCATTTTTTTTTACGACCGACATGGATCGTTTGTGGTGCTGTTATATTCCCGTGGATCTGCTGACCAATCTCGCCATGAACAATAACTTGAGTATGCCGCTCTGCAGACTTAGCTACCGCGGTAGGAGGTGCATCAGCAATCCCTTCGACAACTCCCAACACGCGTGCTTTCCCGCGCAAATCTAACCGCCGATAACCCGCTAACAGCTCGTTCTCATCGTCGGTTAAAGAATTACTTGTCGGAACACCAAGCATCACATACGAGATATCTACCCCTATGCCTGCCAATGAGACCATGTAGCCAGCATCAGGCAAGGTCTTTCCTTGCTCATAGTTAATCTGAGCGAGTTTTTTCACGCCACCAACAGCCGCGAACGCTTCTTGTGTAAGGCCCAAACGTGTTCGCTCTTGCCTTAACCTATCACCAAAAATATTTTTATCCATACATCTAATTTGACAAGTATGTTTTGACATACTATAGTTACGCCATCCTGTAGCGATTACACATCATAACATTATGAAAAACTTGTCAAAAGTCGGACGCATTACCAAAGGCGTCACCTCCCAGCCGCTTGGCGTTCGCCTGGCTCCTGACGAGGTAAAGGAAATCGAAACTCTAGCAGCAGCTCAACAGCGGTCACGCGCATGGCTCCTTCGCCTCCTGATCCTGCGCGGCCTCGCCGACTACAAGCGCGAACTCGCATCCAAATCCACCCACTAAGGACCACGTCATGTACCCCGATGCAAAACGTATTCGCAAACATACAGTTGCGCTGCGCCTGGATGATTACGAGCACCAGCTTGTTTCCTCAATCGCCAACTACCAGGGCGAAGAGCTTGCGGTGCTGGTGCGCCAGATCGTGATGCGGGAAGCCTTGGCCGTGATCGCCTTGGATGACGCCACTATCGACAGCGTACAGCGTCGCAGCGTTTAAACCGAGTCACTTTTGAGCAACTCTAAAGTTACAGAAAATGCCAGACCATCAAATTCACCTCAATGACGAAGAGCGCGCGGTGCTGGAACTCGTGCGCCAGCGCCAGGGGCTGGCAAGTATCGATCAGGCGGCTGAATGGCTCGTCAAGTCGCGCTTACGCATACAGTCGAAAAACATGACAGGTCGCGGTCGCGCCCTGTACCAAGTGGAAAGAAAGCTGAAATGAGAGTCATCGGCCTGCCCTGCCCGCATTGCGAATACACCGTCCGCGCCGTCAAAAGCCGCACGATGTCCGCCATGTTCAAGGAAATCACCTACATGTGCCAGAACCCCGAATGCGGGCACTCCTTCGTGGCAGGCCTGGAAGTACTGCGCACCCTCTCGCTGTCCGCCATGCCCAAGCCGGATATCCGCATCCCGATGTCCCAGCATGCGCGCGCGGCAGCCACCAGCCAGCTGGCCCTCGACCTGACGGCGGGCTGCTGATGACTATCCCGATCCTCGCGCCGCCTTAACCCGGCCGCTGTAACTCCCCCTCTTTTGCTGTGCCCTGCTGCGTTCCTTTTTGAGCGTGCGGGATTCGTTCAACCTGAAATAAGGAAAACCGATGGAAAACACGCTGCACGCCACCAGCCATGCCGACCAATCCATGTCATCAAGCACGATCCGCCCGACCTTGCAAAATTGTATTGTCCCCGTGGCACCAACGTGTTTTCTGCTGCAAGCTGGCGCGGGCATCGGCATCGCGGCGCTGACCGCCCACATCCATGAGATCGCCAAGACCTATCACGCCTACGGCGCTGCCAATCTGACCTTCATCGTCAGCGATGCGCAGGCACTGGAACGTGACGGCTTTTTCGCGCCAGCCAAGCAGCGCGCCCTGGTCGGCAAGCTGCCCATCGAGGTGAACTACCTTTTCGCCAACGAAGCGGGTTCCCGCCACTGCTGCGGCGCATCGCACACGCTCCTGTACTGGGCAGAACAATTTCTCAAGCCAGGGGCACGCTGATGCTGCGCCTGGCCAAAACCTGCGGCATCTGGCTGCTGTCGCTCCTGATCGTCATTGCCCCCGGCGTGCTGCGGGCCATTGGCTTCATCAAGGACTGAACCATGCCGGCGTCCCTTATCGACAATCACCTGTCGTTCCAGCCTGCCGCCGAGATTCTGGCAGCGCGCGACAAGGATATGCCGACGCCGCCGGGCGCCGGGCATGCGCTGGCCGCCATCGCCGAAGCCAAGGCCCAGCTACGCAGCATCAAGCCGCGCAACCTGGCGCCCTTCATGGCCCAGGCCTGGGGATTGTCACCCCGTGGCGCGCGCCGCTCCGTGCTGATTGCCGCCGGCATGGACGCCGACCGCTGGGAATCGCCCATCCATTCATTTACCGAGGAAGAGCGCATCGAACTGCGCGCCGCCACCTCTGCCGCTATCCGTGTGTACGAAAGACTGTTGAATGCAATCTAAACAAATCCTGCTGCCTGCCCCGCAGCGTCACGAAGCCTTCTTGCGATCCGCCCAGTTCGCGCCCGAGCTGGCCCGCATTCCGTTCAAGTGGCGCAACCGCGTCATCAACGCGGCCCTGGCCAAGATGGCCTGGTCGTCCTGGTACAAAGTCTATGAATCCGTCGCCAGCAGCTTTGTGCGCGAGTTCGCCGAACAATACGTGCCGGCCGGCGTCGACCTGTCGCAGAGCGACGCCGACATCGTGGCCACCGCCGAGCGCGCGGCGGCCGGCGTGACCAAAATGCTGTGGATGGCAGTGTCCGACACGCACGCCCTGCAGATCATGGAAGACGAATGCGCCTCGTATGGCATCGAGCTGCCCGAGTTCGACGCGCTGGCCGACACCATCGCCCGCCTGGTGGATGCCCGCTGGTGGCGCCGCCAACTGCGCAAGCGCGTCAAGCGCGCCTTTGAAGCCGGCAATATCCGCCTGGGGTACGTGAACTATCGCGGCGAACCCTACGCCAGCAACGACGCCGTGCTGTCGCGCCTTGCGCAAAACCGCCGCAATGCGGCAGCGCTGGCAGCCACGCTGGTGCAGAACGAAAACGGCCAGCAATTCAGCATCGCCGAGCTGGCCGAGAAAACGACCGCGAATAAAGCCATCCGGCGCGGCGAACTGATGTTGCGCATCAACGGCTTTGAGCAGATCGCCCGCGAGTGCGGCGACCAGGGCATTTTCATCACCTGGACGTGCCCATCGCGCTTCCACGCCATGCAGCACAGCGGCAAGCCAAACGACAAGTTCGACGGCTCCACGCCGCGCGAGGCAAACGCCTACCTGGGCAAGATGACATCGCTGTGCCGCTCCGCGCTGGCGCGCCGGGGCATCGGCCTGTACGGCTTTCGCATCGCCGAGCCACATCACGATGGCTGCCCGCACTGGCATTTGCTGCTGTTCGTACGCCCCACCGCGAAATACAAGGCGGCCCACCTGCAGGACGTGGCCGGCCGCGCCATCCGCATCATGAAGCGCTACGCCTGGCGCGTGGACCGTGGCGAACCGGGCGCCTTCGCGCGCCGCCTGGACGTGAAACGCATCGACTGGGCCAAGGGCAGCGCCGCCGGCTACATCGCCAAGTACGTGGCCAAGAACATCGACGGCGTGGCCGAGCACAAGACGAAAGAAGGCTACGTTGTCACGGCCGACACCGAAGGCGATGTCGAGCTGACGCCATCGGCGCGCGTCGAATCCTGGGCCGCGTGCTGGGGCATCCGTCAATTCCAGCAATGGGGCGGTGCGCCCGTCACCGTATGGCGCGAACTGCGCCGCATCGAGGAGAACATGCTCAACGAAGCCCCGGCCGCCATGCGCCGCGCCTGGGACGCCGTGCAAAAAATCGACGGCGAAAAGCGCGCCTGCTGGGCCGAATACCTGCGCGCCCAGGGCGGCGCCCTGGTGCCGCGCAAGGAACTGGTCGTCACCCTGGCCAAGGACGAAAAGACCGTCATCGGCCGCTACGGCGAAACGCTGCGCACCACGCCCTACGGCGTGCGCTGCAGCGACCTCATTGGAGTGGTCTTCAAGTCCGTGCGCCATACGTGGACGCCGGTACAGGCCACAGGCGGGCGCGCGGTGGCTGTTGGGGTTGCCGTTCCTCGGACTCGTGTAAATAACTGTACGCACCCCGACCGCCCTGCCCCGGCCATGCCGCCGGCGGCGCCCATACCTGACCTGCCCGACGAGGCCAAAGCAGCACTGATTGCCGCATGGGCGGCCGTCAACGCCTGCCCGTGGCCCCGGCTGATCGTCCCCGACACCCCACCCCATGAAGGAAATGGCACATGAGCACCTATGCCGTGATCGTTCGCACGCAAACCGAACGCTTTGAATTTTTTGAGGTTGCCGCATCCAGCGGCGACGTGATCGACGCCGCCATCGACCGCTACGGCGTGTGCGGCGTTACCGCCAAACTGAAAGGAGCACCGCAATGCTGACCACCCTGACCAATTCGCCGCGGCAAATCGCCCTGGGCGACCGCGTGACGTTCGATACCGACGAAGGCTACCAGGCCGGCACCGTCAACGACCTGCGCCGCGACGTGGGCAATGGCGAGCTGCATGCGTGGGTGGAACTGGACCATCAGTGGCCAGGCATGTTCCGCGCCGTGCCGCTGGGCGCAATCGAAGCGGTCAAGAAGGCAACCGCGCCCGTCGGGTGCCCAGCATGACTGCGGAACGCTCAGTACCGGCCGTGGCGGCCTTGTTCGTGCGCGCCAATTCCATTTACAAGACCATGCCGGCGGTTGATGCCTGGGATGCGGAACGCGACGCCCGCACCTGGCCGGGTGGTGTGCCCGTGGTAGCGCATCCGCCGTGCCGCTCCTGGGGCACGCTGCGCCACCTGGCCAAGCCGCGTCCGGACGAAAAGGAACTTGCAGTATGGGCCGTCGCCCAGGTGCGCAAGTTCGGCGGCGTGCTTGAGCACCCGAAGCGCTCGACCCTCTGGCCACACTGCGGCTTGCCAGCGATCGGCGAGCGGGACAAATTTGGCGGCTGGACGCTCCCAATTTTCCAAAGCTCGTTTGGCCACCGCGCGGAAAAAGCCACCTTGCTGTACATCGTCGGCTGTGCGCCAGCTCAAATACCGGCCATGCCCATCGTCCTGGGCGACGCCTCGCATGTGATCGCCCCGTCCGGCCGCAACCGCTCCGGCGAGCGTCGCCGGAAGGGCGATCCAGGCTGGCGGCCGGAATGCGGTAAGGCAGAACGCGAGCACACGCCCGCCGAGCTGGCGCATTGGCTGGTGGCCCTGGCTCGACGCTGTGCGGTGCCCGCATGAACAGTCCATTCCTGTTCGATGGCCCGGGCGTCATTTCGTTCAGCGGCGGCCGTACCAGCGGCATGATGCTGTGGATGACGCTTCAAGCCTACGGCGGCACGCTGCCGGCTGACGTCGTGGTGTGCTTCGCCAACACCGGCAAGGAAGAGGAGGCGACTCTTGAATTCGTGCGCGACTGCGGCGAGCGCTGGGGCGTTCCCATCGTCTGGATAGAAAACCGTCCTCGCAATGAAGCGCGCGGCAAGGAATTTGCCATCGTGGACTTTGCTACGGCCAGCCGCCGCGGCGAACCGTTCGCCGATCTGCACGACGAAAAGAAATTCCTCCCGAACCCAGTAGCGCGCTTTTGCACGGCGGAACTCAAGGTACGCCCGATGCAGCGCTATTTGAAGTCGATAGGCCTGGTCGAGTGGACCACGTTTATCGGCATGCGCGCCGACGAGCCCTTGCGCGTGGCGCGGCTGGCGAATCAGGACTACGGCAAGCACGAAGTGAAAGAAGCGCCCCTGGCGGCGGCCGGACTGACCGTGGCCGATGTCAGCGCGTTTTGGGCAACACAAGATTTTGACCTGGGCTTGCCGAACATGAGCGGCAAGACGATGCACGGTAACTGCGATCTGTGCTTCCTGAAAGGCGGCAACCAGGTGCTATCCCTGATCCGCGAAAAGCCCAGCCGCGCGCTGTGGTGGATACAGCAGGAAAAGAACGCCCAAACGGCCGGATCGGGTGCTGGCGGCTGGTTCCGCAAGGACAGGCCCAGCTATCAGGCGATGTATGACATGGCTATGAATCACGGGGAGCTGTTCCCGTTCGACGATGCGCTGACGGATTGCGGCTGCACGGACTGATGATGTGCTCACAAAACGATACCAGTTTGAAAAGGAAAAGCGAATGCTTCGCTACATGACCATACCGAAGTTTTCAAGCGAGTCAGGCTACACGCCTGACGCGATCAGAACAAAGATCCGGGACGGGATCTGGCCGAAAGATGCCGTCTGGATCAAGGCACCAGACAATCGAATTTTAATTGACGTGAAAGGGTATGAATCATGGGTAGAGACGGGAGAGGTGTTAAAGCTGCATCGGAAAGCAGCATCGAAATCACCTTCATGTATCGCGGCACCAGGTGCCGGGAAAGGATCGCGCTCAAGCCCACCTCCGCTAACCTGAAACGGGCCGAGAACCATCGAGCGGCGATCCTGCACGCGATTGCCACCAACAGCTTTGACTACACGGCCACCTTTCCGCAATCGTCCAATGCCGCCAAGTTTGCCGACCAGGTCGGCGACGTGCAGACCATCGAGGCGTTTCTGGATAAGTGGCTCGACAGGCAAAAAAAGCACCTCAAGGCCAGCACGTACAATGGCTATCGCAAGATCGTCGTTGGCCAACTGATCCCTTGGTTCGGCACCATCATGCTGTCGGCGCTGCGCAAGAAAGACGTGCGGACGAAGCTGGAGCCCATGAACGCGACCAACAAGACCATGGCCAACATCCAGAGCGTGCTGCGCAAGGCGCTTGACGACGCGATAGAGGACGAGCTGATCGAAGTCAATCCACTGGCGCGCTGGTGCTATTCCAAAGTCGAGGCGCCGCAATCGAAAGACGATATCGACCCATTTACGAAGGAGGAGCAGGCGGCGATTCTGGCGCAGGCTACCGGCCAGGGGCGCAACCTGTTGCAGTTTGCATTCTGGACAGGCCTGCGCACGTCTGAGCTGGTGGCACTGGATTGGGCCGATGTGGACTTCGTGCGGGGCGTCGTGATGGTGACGCGTGCCCTCACGCAGCACTCCAAAGCGGCAGAGAGCACGAAAACGAACGCCGGTCGCCGCGAAGTCAAGCTTCTGGAGCGTGCTATGCATGCGCTGCAGGAGCAAAAGGCATTCACGTGGGCGAAGGGCGAAGAAGTTTTTCAAAATCCTCGCCTGGAGCGGCGCTGGGAGGGGGACCAGCCGATCCGCAAGACTTTATGGACCGGCATCCTGCAAAACGCTGGCGTGCGGTATCGCAACCCTTATCAGACGCGGCACACCTACGCCAGCATGATGTTGTCGGCTGGGGAACACCCTATGTGGGTGGCGAAACAGATGGGGCATGCTGACTGGACAATGATTGCCAGGGTATATGGGCGTTGGATGCCGGATGCAGATCAGACGGCCGGATCAAAAGCGGAAATTGTGTTCGGTCTTTAAGGATTAAGTCTATCGGCTGGCTGTCATGCAACATTACCTATCCTGACTGAGGGGCAGGAAACGCCCCAAAGCGGCCGTTCGTTCCTCCCAATTCGTCGTTGAAATGCGGACCTCTACGGAGTCAGCGGGTAACTTCTCTGAATGGCTGTTGACGAAGATAAGGCGAGCGAACTCGTTCGACAAATAGACCTAGATCGCGTGCGATGGCAATCGATCGCTCGCATTTCGAGGGTACTCCGATGTACATGTAGTAGTCATAGCCAAAGTGGACATACGCCTTACCTGGCACGACGAGTTTTCCCCAGGCCTCTTCGCGAAGGACTAGACGCGCGAAATCGAGGCTTCGAGCAATAGATAGGTTCCCCCGGTGCAGAAAGCCATCTGCGGTGGCGTCGCGACATTCCAATGCCGTCAACTCCAATGACTCGATACCTGCCTCATCCAGGAAACTTTTCATAGCAGACAGGTAGCTATTTTCAACATTCAGATATACCGCCTCAGACAGCATCCCACCGTCAACCACCCGTCCGATATCAGATCGCGAAGTCCAATCGCAACCTGTGTATGCGCCTGTCGCATCTCTCAGCGATGGCTCATATTTTGTTACACGGTATTGATTCTTCATGGTCGCGATTCAGGCAGAAGGGAACTGCGGAAAGCCATCTCTGGCAACGGCTGCTTTTGGCCGGTTGCCGTCGTTGCCAGGTTCCGTCACATTGCAGAAGTTCAGAGACGTTCAATCGTGTAAGCCTCAACTTCGCATCCCCAGCCGCTGAAATGACCGCAACCAAACGGCCCTTGGGGCATACGAACAACCCCAGAAATTCGGACGCGTTTTCCCTGCCAGCGCATGAGCATTTCTTGATTCGGCTGGATACTTCCTGCACCAAAGGTAATCCAAACGCTGGATTGATAGTACGGAGGATCTACCGCTTCCGTGATCTCCCGTCGCTCTGCCTTTGGATAATGGCCGAGAGAGTGATTCTCAAATTCAAACGTCAGCAAACCAACGATTTCGACCGGCTTACCGTCAAGCTCATCTGCGCGGTCGATTACTTCGTTGACAGATAGCACATTGCTCATCATGAGATACCGTCAAATTAAGGGTGTGTGGAACGACCGCTTTTGGCCGGTTGCCGTCGTTGGCAGGTTCCGCCCCGAAGCAGACGTAACCGACATGTCCAAGATTAACTTAAGTCAGTCGTATTTGACGCGTTTTTAACTGATCGATTTGGCGAGCTTTCGACTCTTCGGAGTAAGGCTCTGAGGATGAATCGAAGGGCTTGTAAACTCCAAAATCGTACATTTCATAATACTTTGTCATTGCTTCTGTCCAGGAAGATGCTTCAAACGTTGCAATAAATCGAGCATCAGCCGTCATAAATTCCGGCCGACTCCCGTTAGCAATACAAACCGTTATTCCATCTTCCTCCTCCCAAACCTCATGTAGTAAAGATGCCATTTCTACCTCTAGATGATTGAGTAGCCAGGTCAAAAAAATGAATGTTGCTATACGACCGCTTCTGGCCGACAACTGCCGTTGCAAGTTGATTGTCTGCATTTTGCCAGCAAAACCTTCAAGATGCCTAAAAAATCTAAGTTTACGGTAGGTTCGATTCCCGCCGTCTCCACCACCGAATAAATAAAAAGGGCTTCCCCGTTTTGGCGGGGAGGCCCTTTTTATTTATTCCATGCATGCAGAACGCGGGCGTCGCATCCGCGTCCGGTACGGACACGGGGGTTTTGCGGGACTTCGGCGAGCGCAGCTCGGCGCCGCAAAACCGGGTTGCGCTTGCAAGCGCAACCCTTTCCGATTCGTCTGACTAGCTTTTGCGCCGCAGGCGGTTTTCCTAGCAACAACATCAGCCGCTCAGGCCGTGCACGAAAACCGGACCTGACCCTCGCTCCGTGCTCGCTCCGCCTTATTACCGAATGGATGTTCAATGGCGTGACATTTGACGGTTTTGATTCCAGTCAGTGTCTCCTCAAGGAAGCCAAAGCGAAGTATGATCAATTTTTTGACGATGCCGGCGATCCGCAAGAGTGGTGGAACGGTGATGGGGCGCTGTTGGCTGAGGCATCCAGACAATCTGGCGTCGCAAAGCCGATGCCACCAGTTCAACTCCGCTGGTACTTCATGCAATCTAAGAGTTATCGGTTTTTCTCAAAAGCGCTCGTGGTAATGCGCCTTCCAATCGAAACGGTATTCAATCCATGAAACGTCCCTACGAATTTACCGCAATATTCCGTCACGCCGGCCGGCTTGACGTCAAAACGATGCTGGGTGAGCTGCAAGGACTTGTTCCTGATCTGCTAGCATGTTCACCGATATTAAATGGCTGGTTTCTTAAAGGAAACAAAAAAGCGGAAGCACTTCTTTACGAAGTCTTTGACCACGATGGCCCCACCACAGCCGCCATTGCGGTGTTGACCGAGTCGTTGAAACACGATGTGGATCCGCGCATCGTCAGCATGTGGAATGGTCGCGACGGCAGCGAAGGCGCGTCGGTTCAATACGTTGGACGCCTTATGCCGGAAACAAGCATGATGGTGCTGCGTGCCAAGCCAGGCGCGTTCGCGCAAGATTGGCAACTCGTCACAGAGCTCGTTCATAAGTCCGTAGCAATCTGGCATCCCACCGTCGTGACGGTTGAATCGGCCGGCTACTTTGACAAAAAGGTTTTCAAAGACCGTCCAGGAATCGGCTGGATGCTGTATCTGCCAAGGGTACTCAACGTTCAGCAAGTACCCGAGGCTCGCGCACTGGTGCCGGTGCTGGGGACCGACAACCAGCAGATTGGCACGATCATCGTCAGTGTCATCGACGCGCCTTTCTCTGACGAGAATCCGGAGCATGTCAAGATAGCCAATGCCATTGAAATCCGATTGGTCGATCAGGACTTGCTGCCTCGATACGCAGACCTTTGAACGACATCGACCTTCGCGCCAGATTGTCATAGGCGGACCAGAACTATCTACGCGAGATGACCCATCACTGCGGCGAGCACACCGCTGGTCGCCACGCAGAACCGTTCGACGCTGGCCAGTGTGTCTGGCGGCGGTGAGGCCTCGCCGGTCAATCAGCAACAGGGAAGGAGGCGGCACCAAGGGGCTATTTCAGGACGCATGCCGTTCTTGAGTATGACGTAGTCATTTCCGTTTTACATATGGCGCTATGACAGTAACAAGCCTTCCAGGACCGATGTGAACAAACTCGCGGCGTCCATCTGCCACTTACGAATTAGCAGATGGTCAGGATCTTCGTAGTAGTAGATCGGGCGACCAGCGGCCAGGTGAGACTTGGCAGCAGCGCCGTCATCGGCCACGAGGGCTTTCAAAACCTGCCTTGACAGCTCATCCAACTGATTATCATTCACAAATTGCTTGGCAATTTGCAACGCCAATCAAATAACCTCTTCCTAGTTCGATTTTTCATTTTTGGTGACTCCAAGTTTTCCAAGTATCCAGCAGGGATTCCTCTGACTACATTTTGCGCCGCAGGCGGTTTTTCCTAGCAACAACATCAGCCGCTCAGGCCCTGTACGAAAACCGGACTAGCTCAACCTGCCTCTTACTCCTTGCGGATGCAGACCAGGCGACCGGATCACAAGCGGAAATTGTGTTCGGTCTCTAACGATGAAATCGACCTCCTGACTGCCATGCAACATCAGGAGCCAATGATATAGTGGCGGCCATGTACTCAATGAAAGAAACTGCCATGAAAAACGACGCAACCGCTCGCCCGCAAGCCACCCAGGCACCTGTCAGACTCAGCAAAGGGGACTTCGTCACCGCACTGCGCAAGCTGCTGCAAGAAGAAGGAAAGGCCGGCAAGACCAGCGTGGACGTACGCGCGGCAACCCTGCACACCGACGTTGGCATTTATCCCGCGCGCGGCCACTCGATGCCGACCTGTTGCACGGTGATGTATGAGGAGATGCAGCCCGGTGACGAGATACTGCTGACGCCATCCGGCGGCAAAGGGCCAACGCTGCTGGTACGGTATAAATTCCCGCGCTGAAAATCGCGGTCTTAAGCTACTGGAGGCGATTCAGAGCGCTAATCTGCTCCGTCCGCTTCCGTCCCCGAAAGCAGCCAGTCAATCCGTATTGACGCAGCCAGGGAAGACTCTTGTTGTGGCCATAGGCGGAACTCCCCTCGCTCCGCAGGACTTAAAACCGGCCATAGCCGAGCACCAGGTTGACGCCAATAGAATTGTTAATATGCTACACCTATAAATGTAAAAACTTGCACTTTCATGCCCGCTGAAACCATCTACAAGGATGACCAGACAAGCCACGGCGGCGAAAAATGCAGGACTACAAGCACGGCCAGCGAGCCATATCCAGCAAAGGCACGATGATCAAACCAAGCAAGCAGAAGGGCCACCTGAGCAAACGCGATCTCGACGCATTGGCAAAGAAATCCCAACCATGA